AGCTTCTTCCCAAAGAGTTTTCCATTGACCTTGTTCTTCTAGATCTTTGGTTCGCTTTTCTTCCTTCTGTTTATAGACCTCATCTAGTTTTCCCTTGATGCCTTTAAATTTTTCCTGTAATTCAGCAGCTTCTTTACGGGCAGCAGCTAATTTAGATTCATATTCTGCTTTTACAGAACTGAGATCAGGTGCTTGTGGTTGTGAAGGAGTATCAGCCACGGGCTGTTCAGCAGGATTCACGGAGTCAGGCTGAATGACTTTTTCTTCGATTGCCATTAATTATTCGGAAAGTGGATTGGTAGTTTTCTTTTTTGAAGCCTTTTTCTTGTTTTCTTTTGGTTCAGGAGCAGGACAAACTTCAGCAACCTTTTGTGCTTCAGTTTTAGGCTCCACTACTTCCCATTTATAAGTTCCGTCAGATTGCAGAACTTTATCTACTATTGTATCAGACTATTCAGATTTGGCCTCATTTGCTGATGGTAATACTTCACCTTGAACTAAAATATCTCGAAACTCCTCTCTATCAATTACTTGTTGATCGAATAGAGATGTTAAGGCTGTAATATCTTGACCAATTAATCTTTCGATGTCGAAGTCTCTACTGATTTTTACTTCTGGTGGTTCGATTCCAACATATTCGGCTGAAAGATTGAAGGCTTTTTGTAGCTTTTGTTCGAGTTCCATAGAAACCATGGCAAGCATAGAATTGGTATCCACACGATCTAGTCTGCGAGCATCTGCTGATTCTGCAACAAACTTCTGTTGTGATAGTGTACTAATGCCTAATGTTGCCATTTGCATTTGTAGTTCTTTTATTTCTGCTGATTGAGCTTCAAAAGCACTGGAAGCTGGTTCTACATAGTATATTTTGTTACCAGGCTGAGTTGCCATTGCGTAGTTTACACTGATAGCAAGGTCTTTGGTCTGGTCATCATATCCTTCCATTACAAGCATTGGTTGAGATGCAACGTGCAAACTATGAATTAAATCAGCTTGTCTTTGAAAATGTGCGATATTTAGATACGCAATGTCCAGTAGAGGTGGTTTGCTTACTAAATTATCTGTTTTACCAGAATAAATTGTGACTAAGGGTATTTCACCAAGAGAAAATTCTCCTGATTCAACCTGTTTATAGTCTTTATCAGATGATCCAGCTTCAAAACTGCCAGCAGAACTTCCATCTGATACATCATACATTTCCTCTATCTGCTCTTTCTTGCGGAATACTCTATAACTTCCTGGTTCGATTACTCTTACTTGGTCGAATACTTTTTCTCCGAACTGTCCATCTGGGAGTACAGCTTTCTCACCAAGTCTTACTTGTATCAAGTTTCCATAGTTTGACTCTCTATCTAATCTCCAGCCGTAAAGATTATTTGGGTCAATTTCGATCCAGTAAGGTCTGCGATTCTGTTGACGTTCTTCAGCTAGACTTACTGCTCCTGATGGTGCAGGATAATCTACGAGAATGTGACTTTGGCCGTATGTGAGAGAACACATTAGTAATCTTCTTGCGTATTCATCTAAATCTGACTTTCTGCCGTCAACATCCATCTTGAACATTTCGGTCCAATAGGGATCTCCTGTGAGTGTTATTGGTTTTCTTAGTACAAGACCTGTAGCTGCTCTGATGAGTCTTTGGGTGAATGGAGAAAATACTGCACGATTTACTCTGGCTAGGTAAGCATCGTAATCTTCTCTTGGCTCTAGTGGTAGGAATGTTTCGCTGTTTGTTCGGAGATAGTCTGTTCCTTCGGTTACGGCTTTCATTATTTCCCAACCTTTCATCATATCTAGAACAGCCCTCGTGCGAGTAAAAGGGCTGTCTATCCCACCTACAGAAGTAGATGAGATAATGTTTGTTCTAATTGGTCCAGGTACAGCGTAAGTCATTGTTTACCATTTAGTGCGGTGTGACCAGTATCTAGCCGTAAAAAATCCTGGGTTGGGATCTTGTGCATTGTGTCTGGCATAATACGATTTTCTTCTGGCTTTATCTTTCTCGGACTTAGGGTTTTTACCAGCACCAGTAACTCCTTGTTGACCAAATCGTATTAGTTTTATTTTATCGCCTTTTTTAGCCAGTACCACATGAGATTTAGTAGGGTGGCCAGGTGTTTTCTTTGGTTTATTGAATCCTTCTAATCTATTTTTTGTAAGTCTAGGATCTTTTTTACTCATTTTCCTACCTTTTTCATGGTCAGATTATGAGCTTCAGTAAAAGTTTTACCTTTTAGCATCAGCTTTTTCATCTCTTCCATGTGCTTTCTAGTATGAGTGCCCTTCTTTTTATGCCTAGCTAGAGCATCTTTCTGTCTTTGAGTTAGGGTTTTCATTTTTTCTTCCTCTTTTTCTTGGAACGTAACTTTTTCAAGTCGGCAGCAGTAATCTTATCCCGTGGTGGAGCAACAGCAGCTAGTCTACGTTGCTTCGCTGAGTAAGATGATTTAGGCATTATGCAGCGTTGGTAATAGCACCAGAAGAAATAAAGCTGACACTTACAGTTTCAAGATCACCTGTTGTTGCAGATAAACTTGTTCCAGAAGTATCTAAAAATAATTCAAATTGTGCATCGCCAGCATCTTCTGTAGTTAAAACATCAGCTAATAAGTTTGCAGTTTCATTACCACTAGCTGCTGTATATAGAAAATCAATAGTTCCAGAACCAGAAATAAGTCCACCAACGAATGATCTTGAAGTTGCTCCGTGAGCAGTTACGTCTAATGTGTCTTTTGTTGTATCTAATGTCCAGCCTGTAGTAGACACGATTGCTTCAGTAGTTCCAGATCCGTTTTTAAATTTAACAGAGCCTTCTTCGCCACGAAAAAATGCCATGATCTTTGAGAAAAAAGAGTATTTATAATTAGTTTAACTTGTTGTTGACTTTTTTACAGTACCTTTCGTGTTATTTAGCATATATTGTTGGCATCTATTATCCCATAGGGCAGGATTACGCTTGCCTTTGACTGCTTCAATAGCATCCAGCATTTCTTTAGTAATTTCTGTCATTTTTTCTTGGATTTCTTTCTAAGTATATCAGCATCTGCTTTTCTTGCCCCTCCCCTGCCACTAATAAAGCTGTTTACTCTGCCCATTGCCCATGCTGCCATTGGTACGTTGCGAGATCCAGAGGATAAATAGGCTCCTTGTCCTCTGCGATACACTTGGGCAAGCTGTCCGTAGGTAAAACGGCTTTTATCTGCCTTTTTTCTTAGTGTTTCTTTTGTTTTTTCGCTTAGTGGCTTTCTTTTTGGTTTCATCTT